GCTGTTGCCCCACTGATAGCCGCCTTTTGACTTATGTACCGGCATTGTCAATCACCGCCAATACTTGATAACAAATAATTATATCTGATTGTTCTTTTCTGCTTTTCAGATAAAGAATCATAATCAGCTATACCTCGTGACAATGAATATGCAGATAAAGTGGTATCAGATATATTAATGCCAATTTGTTCTAATGGTTTATTATCACCATATAAGAATGACCGGACTTTATCAAATGCTGTTTCAAAATCAATATTATAAAGCAACGCAATCTTTTCAGTGAGTGAAACTCGGCTTGGATTTTTAACTTTTTCCGTTACCTGTCACCCCTTTTCTTGGTTTTAGCTTTTTTCTGCACACTGTAAGCAATAGCAACAGCCTGTTTCGGGTCTTTACCCGACTTTACTTCGGTTGCAATGTTCTTAGATAGTGATTTCTTTGACTTGCCTTTTGATAACGGCATATTAATTTACCTCGCTTTCATTTTGGCTTTGACATAGACAAGAAATGAACATATTCCCCGTCGTTAAATGCTAATTGTTTACCATCTTTGAGGGCTTTTATATCATCCTCAGTTATTTGATTCCATTCGGCACCCCACGCACAACCAAACTCTTTTTGAGCGATTTCTGTGTTTTCTATAATGGATAGCATTTATTTTACTCGCTTTCATCATCATTCATTGGCTCTTGAAGTTTGTCACGGTTAGCATAAAGAAGTTGCTCTATGCAATCATATTGGATATTGGTGTGGATGATTGCTTTATCTTGTAAGCTCAAATGCCAGTAGCCAGTAGATACATCACCGTTTTTGCAGATTGCGCAGATTGCAAGGCCTTTGACATCTTCTTTCCCAAGATTATCAATGGATTCAGAAAGAAATGAAGTATATTCTTTTGGCTTGTCTGTTACGATTGCGGTCATTTTTTCACTATCCTTTCACTCTGATATTTCCGCGTTTCGGATTGGTTCAAATTATTGTTCTCCGGAATTTCCCATAACTTTTCTTCCACTTGCGAAGTAGACTGTACTACTTTTGTTTCGGATTTACTTCCTGCTTTATTTCCCTTGATGTATTTATCAATCTTTTCGGATGTAGAACCCTCAGAATAGGCTTTTTTAGCCTTGCTTGTAATACTCGTTGTATTAACTTTAACAACGCCAGATTTATCCCATACTTTTTCACGTTGTGGCAATCTCACAAGGTTGTTTTCCTCAACAAATTCCTTTTGCTTTGCTTGCCAATATGCAACTTTGGCATTTTCCTTGGTTGCATCGACACCTGCTGCATTCTTCGTTGCATAGCGCTTTTTCCATTCTCTAATCTGACGCTCATTATAGCGCTGTGTCTGCTCGTTTTTATAAGTAGTTTCATCGTACTTAGTTTTTGGAAGTGTTTCAGATACGCCCTCAACATAGGCATAGAACGAATGGCGGCAATTCCAGCCGCATAATCCCGCCCCTGTACCGTAGCCTGTAGCTTCTGCCAAATTGCGGTACTTATCTGTGCTGCCAGTACGCTTATAAACCTTGCCTTGCCATTCTGCGTGCTCTGGACGTGCGTCACTGTGGCTTGTAACCTCCACAAGGTCAGTGCCTAATGCATCAGCATTATTAAATGATATTTCTGCGGTCGCTTGATTAACGCCCGTCACGCTTGCTCGGCGTACTGCTGCCTCAATACTCGTATGTACGCCTGACGCATAATCGAACGCCGTCACGCCGGCAGCCGCAAATTTACTTACCGTCTGATTAATGGCCTGGTCTTGTGTAAATGCGCCGGACTGTACCATCAATTGGCATTTGTCCATGTACTGGTTTAATTTACCCGAAGCGTCAATTGCAATTGTGCCAGTCAGTTTTTTTAAGCTGTTGTTTGTGCGGATAAGATTGGCATTGAGAATTTGCGTAAACATAGATGAAGCAGTTAATGGGATTGTATCAGTCGGCAATTTGCCTAATTTGATAAGTTCATTTTGCAATGCCGTGTCTTGAACGGATGATTTTATGCCTGCCTCTTTGAACATGCGTAAGACTTCTTTTTCAGATAGTTTCGTTGTCTTTGCTATCTGTTCAGCGATATACTGTTGTGATGCGCCCATGGCCTCCATCTTATAGACTTGCCATTCAGCGGTCGGCGTAAGATAGTTGGCTTTTGATAATCGCCGCGCTATGTCTGACATAATAGATGTTTCAAGGTCGCTGTATATTGCTTGTAAGTCCTCTGATACGCCGTCTAAATATTGAGGTGTTAAAGCCATCTTATCGCACCACTTTCGGCTGCTTTACATTATTAGTTATAATATCGGGTAATACCGTTTCATTTTGTGATTGCTTTATTGTCTTCAAAAGCTCGTCATATTCGTATTCCCATCCTGGAATTATATGCGTCATTGCAGTCGCCAAGTCGGGTATTTGTTTTTCATCGTGTAAGTATTGTGTCATAGCTCCAATAGATGGCTTTTTACTCATTTTTGTGTGCCTCCATCATTGTTATTAGGCTGTTGCTCTGCCGCCGTAGGTTCTGCATTACTTCCGAACCCATCTTCAACAGTCGGCGCTTCGGTACCGCTTGCCGCAATCTTCTTTGCTTCATCTTCGGTATAGTTTTCATAGTTCACAAGATATTTGTCAAGCGGGTATCTATCTTGTGTGACCAATGCCAACATGCGGGTGCGTTCTCCGTCCTTGTCAGTAATTATAGAATCGTCGAAATCGACCTTGATTTCTAAACTGTAAGGATTGACTTTATTCATTTCAGCGATAACTTTTGTCATGCCGATCATTGCAGATTCAAGCACCAGTTCATTCTTTTTCAGATTTTGGTACATGTCTGACTTTTCGCTGATTACCTGTGTTGCTGTCTGTGGCTGTCCTTGTTCAAATTTGTACCGGCCGGAGCCTAATCCGCACTTATCGCCCAGCAAAGAAAGAAAACGTTGCAAACCCGCTTCATGCTCTGCTGCTCGAATTGACATATTGATTTCTTTTATTGCGTCCGTGTCATCTTCTTCGGGCATTGAATAAAACATAACATCGTTTGGGTCAAAGGTTGCAACGGTTTCACCAGTTTTTGTCATCTTTGTTCCAAGCATATCATTTTTAACAAATATGCGTTTTTTGCCTAACGTAAATTCATTGACATAACTGTCATAGGCTACATCTACCGCTTTCAATTCGTCGATTGCATCACCGTATATAGACATTCCCATTGGGCAATCATAATCAATGTTGTTAACGATGTTTGGCTGGATTATTTGAAATCGGGGAAGTGATGACTTTGTATCTATCATAGGTGCTATGCCATCAGGTACGCTCGTTGACATGTCACCATCTTTGACAAGAATGTTTTCAATGATATAATTTCCAATATTATTCAGCCGATGAGTGTTGATATAATAATATTTCTCACCGTTTATGATTCGCAATGAAGCAAATGCACACTCGGTAATGTCTCCATTGTCCCATGCAAGCGGATATATCATCTGTGCGCGTACATAATCAATAATTGTTCTGCCAGCTGCGTCTTGATATTCCACAAAAGCGCCGGTTCCTAAAGCGTATGTGATTTCCACAAGCTGATTGGCACGAACACGAAAATTGTTAAATGCCATAATATCAGCTAATGTATTGTCAAATGAATCACTGCCGGTACTTATCTGCACTTTTTCATTCATCAGCAGATTAGCATGGTCTTGACATATCTTTGAAGCCATGCCAAGGCTATAGCGGTGGCAACCGACATTTTGCAGACCGTTGAAAACTGAATATGTATGAAACCCTTTGACGTATCCCTTATACCAATTATCCCATTCTGTGATATAAGCATAGTAATCAGAACTGACTGTATTAAAACCTTTTACATTTGTTAGATAACTTCTGATTGTGTCCATTGTCTCACCGCCTTATTTAATCAGTCGTGCATTTTGAATATCTTTCATGTACTTTTCGATAGAATATTCCATAGAATCAAGATTGTCTATATTCGATGTACCGTTGTCAAGCCGCTTATCTTCATAACTCTTGCTATCCCATACGGCGTTTCTAAGCGCGCCTATTGTGTTTGTACAATGGCGCATAACCTTGTACCGACCTTGCGCCATCAGAGAATTATAAAACTGTATGCGGACGTTGATTTCACCTTTGATAGCATTATGGATTTCAAGCGGTATATGCTCTTTTATCAATGCCACTCTAAGCCCTTGCATCAACGTCTGTGCTTCTGAATCAGCCCATGCACCCATGACTTTATATTTGCTCATACACATACGGACAAATGAAACAAAGTCGTTGTTGAGTTGCTCCGGTGTCTTTATGCCGCCCCGCCAATGGTCTTCAAGCGTTATGACCTGCTGCAGGTTTCTTGTAATTCCAGTGCAAGTAAAAGCATTGCCGGATTTGTTCTCGCCAAAGTCAATGCCGATTGTTGCGAATATAATATCATTGGGAACTGTGTCAATAATAAAATTGTCTGGAAAATCTGCGAATTGCTGATATACAAGACCCTCGGCTATACACCGCTCGCCCAATATGTCGCGGCGATACCATACGCTGTTTTCAACGTATTTGCTTTTTAATGATGCTTTGCGTTCTTCCGTCAGCGTCGCGTTATCGTCAATTGTAAAATGTTGATATTGATATTGCCCAGCATATTCGGTCTTAAATCTGTCAATATAGTTTGCATAAATCGGATGGTTGGGATTGCTCGGATTTAAATCCCATAGTGTGAACGGCTGTGCTGCCGCCACCTGCCGCCCCATAGCGACCTTTACAAAGGACACGCGGCTATCGTCGCTGTCGTAATGTTCGTTGATTTCAGTGGCTATCCACATACCATAGGAGTTACCAAGGATTTTCTTATAGCTGTCAGCCTTGCCGCCGCCCGAAAACAAAATGATTTTTTCGCCTGTCTTGGTTTGGATATACAAGGCTTCATTCTCTTTGTATTTGCCCCAGCGACACCGGCCACGGAATAAATGTTCTAACCCAAATCCATTACAATCGCCTATATTCAATTTGGCATTTGGAAGAGTAGAGCCAGACGCAAGATGTATCTTGTCAGGACATGCCTCTAAGTAGGCCGCTGCAATAATGCAATGGTCTATGGTTTTGCCGCTTCTTATAGCACCCTCGGCAACGCTAAAATCGCATTGCAGCGCCCGTTTGATGTATGTCTTATGTTTGGGCGAGAACGTACCCCAGTTAATTGTCTGTGTCTTTGTCATTGTCACACAACATTTCTGCAAGTGGAGTAATATCCTCAATGTCTCCATTTGCTATAGTCTCTTGTTTATCGCGCCATTGCGACGGTTTTCGGTTTTTTAACCAAATGAAAGCCGCCGCTGTATCTGGAACAACTTCTTTTATTGTCTCTGTAATCTTTTGCTCTCCATTTTCATTTGTCTCTACTTTCTTCTCTAAATATTTGTAACCCTTTGCTCTTTTCAATAGCGCGTTTTCAACTTCAATGTCAACAACTTCCTTGCCTTTTTTTAAGGAGTTAGAAAAGTCAGGGTATTTGTTTTTCCAATCATATAAGGTAACCTTTGAAATTCCTATATTATGGGAAATTTGTTCATCGGTTAAGCCATCTCTCGCCCATGCTTCTATCAATGTTAATTTATCTTTTTCTAACCACTCCTTATATTTACCTTTTGCCATTTTGACACCACCTATAGAAAAGGCACCCATTTCTGAGTGCCTTTGATTTTTATTATTTTGAATTGTGTTCGTCAGGCAATACCTCATTGCCGTAAAGCCTCACGCTTGGAGCCGCTATCCGCAAATCATGCTTGATATAAATTTGCTTTCCTGCTGGCCTTAGAAGTCCCAATGTTTTATTTAAAAACTCTGTCCAGTTAATAGATTGTTCTATTGCTTTATTATGGTTCAGTTTGCCTACCTTGTAAATATCGACCGAGCCATCTTTAAGAGTGCGTTCCATTAGCTTTAAAGATTCTTCCGGCTCAATGACAGGTTCAAAACTTGCAAATGTGCGAATGCCATTATCATGTAATTCTTTGAGGACTTCAAGTCTTTCCTCCGGAATAGCTGCTCCACTTTCCCAATTAAGGCTTTTTGCCTTGTCAAGGAATGTAAGCGTTGCGCCTATCTGAATATGCTCCCCAAACTCTTTGAATATGTCTAAGTCTTTGAGACATCTTTTGCCGCCCTTTGTAAGAATAGCAACAGGAGCCTTTGCTTCTAATAGCAATTTCAAGGCTTCACGTGTAGTTGCACCGGCATCAGCATATACGCAAAGGCGCCCATCGGATTATTACCCGATAGGCGCATCTACGGAAAGGAAGGAGATATAAAAATGGAAATGAGCTGTTAAAATAAATATGTGGGTAAGAATTTGAACCTTCACGGCTGCATTGTGACGGAAACATTCCGTATCGGCCTTACATTATAAGCGTCTGCCCTCGGAGTTGGAACCATTATCCGCACCGATTTCGCCACCACATTTTTTGATAATACTATTATATCACGCTTTAATGTGGCTTTCTATGGTCAAATTCTCTAATGCTTTGCCATGTACTCGCAATATCCAACGATAATCAAGTATCATATGAACCGCTATTTCCTCCCATTTCTCCCCATTTATGTAGCGCCGGTATAATACTTCTCGTTGCTTTGGGTCTCTTACACCATCAATTACGTCACTTACTCGCTTTTGCGTATCACGCAATGAATTTATATCCTGCTCTATTTCAGTGCTCATATCGCATATCTGTGCAATTATACGTTCCATCTTGTTCTCCTGCGATGATTGTACCTTATCGGGAGTAAGCATTGAAGTGATTTTGGTTGCCATTTCCCGATAGCGCCGAATACGGTCAAGTTTTGCATCAATCATTTTTTCAGCGTTAATATATTGCCATAGAAATTCTTTAGCTGTCATATTTCGCCTCCATCTTTTTTCTTTGCCTCGCTGTGGCATGATAGCTGCCAACGTGCCGTGCTTTGTCATACTCCTGTGTGTATTCATCGCTGTCCCGCATTTCCGTGCTACAGGTCAATAGGCTCCATTCCTTTTGTAACCGCCTGTGACATACCTTATCGGCAAATGTCAGTGAATTGCATCGGTCTTGTATATCTTCGCGTCGCATCTGTTCCAATTCTTCGGACGTAAAAAGCAATTGTCGCATTTTGCATCGTTACTCCTTAAAATATTTTTTGTATTGCCATGCTGCCAACATGTTAAACGATATAAATAATAGCCATATTAAAAGGTACAACAGAAAATTACTAAATAATTTTTCTGGATGGAAATCTAAATAACTTAATATATAGAGACATTTTATCATTCCAAAAAGCCCTATACTTGCCCATATAATATGCTCTGTTGATTCAAGAATTTTACGCAATATTTTCACTTCCTATAATCATTTTTGCTTTAGCGGCATAATGGTAGATAGTGTCTTTGTCTAATCCCATTGTGGCGGCAATCTCACGATATGTAGCCCCTTTTGTCCGCATTGCAAGTATTTTATCGGTCATGGATTGAATGTCTCGCGTCGGGCTTTTCCGCAGCTTGGTGCTGCAATACCAGTTTACATAATTATCTGCATCTTGAGAGGTAAACGTATCGCGTTCGCCGGTATACACCATATGGGCTAAATAATGGGTCAAGGCCTTTATTGCTGGCGTTATTTCTCTATCTGCTACTCCCATGCCGTGCCTCCCTTTGCCACTGTATTAACCCCCACACAGCTAAAACCACATAAACGGCAAATAATATTGATTGGGCGTATAAACCGTGCATTGTATCAATTACACACCATGTGGCATTTGTAAACAGCCATATAATAAAACACCAACGCTTTTTATAGATGTTTGCAATTGTGCCAATAATAGATGCGGCGGTTATCAGGTATGTAAAATCAGGCATCAGTGGTTACCTCCATAAACGGGAATATTTCCTTCTTTGCAATAATCATCATCGTCTATAAAATAATTGCAATTAGTTGTGATTTTACAGCCGATTATGCCGAATGTGATTTTACCCGGCTCGCTTGCTTTTTCGAGAATAGAGATTATGCGAGTCATAAGGCAACGCCCAGTATAATTGCTGCCCTCATATTCATTCAGCACAAGAAAATCGCCAAGATGTATATCACAGTCATAGCCGTTTTTCTTAACTTCAAAGTTTTCTGCCCCGTTTTGAACTGCCTTGAAATATTCGGGCAATACTTTCAATTCATGTATCATCAGTGGTCACCTTCTTCCCACCACGATAAATTTCAACATCACAGATAGGCGTTGATGATACTTTAATCGTTTTATCTGGCATAATTCCACTTAAAGCGGATTCAAGCAAACTGCATTCTTCGTCGCTTAACATCGCTTGATGCAGTTTCCCGTTGTGGACAACGCATAAAATCAATTCATTTTCTTTCACCCCTCGTCACCGTCCTTTCTGTGTGCATCCTGTGGCGGTTCGGGTAATGGCATCCAGTACGCAGGAAAACAGTCTTGACCGCCATCTTGAAACTTCTTTAATTTCTTCCAAAATGACGCTTCATAGACATAACCGTCTTTTTCGCAAACAAGTACAGCTATTCCCTCGTCTGAAGAATATCCTTCCGGCTCTCTTTTAATTTCCGGCAGTCTATCCTCAACCGCTATCCACTGCGGCGGGTTGTCGGGCTGGGCGCGGCTGTTCCAATGTTCCCTAAATCCCGGAGTGTCCGTAAAGTCAAATTCTGACAATGGGCATGACGTGCAATATGGGTGATGCATAATTGCTTTACCATACGCACTTTTACCAGAAAATAATTTACTCCCGCAAAACGGGCATTCCCTCAAAACTTCGCTCATTTGTCTACCTCCAATTTTCTGCCACACATAGGGCAAAATTTATAGTCGTTCCATTTTAGGCATTTCACTGTAAATTCGCCGTCCCCAGCAGTACAAATTTTGCATCCTTTTTCACGCTCTTGCTTTTCACGGAGGGCTTGAATTGCGTGCAGTAACGCAGGTCTGCGCCGGTCACAATCAGGGCAGCAACACTCAAACTGTTCCATACCACTAATTGTTTCAATATCTTTTTCAATCTCGTTCATTCCTGCTCCTTTCGCTCACTTATCAACTTTTTACGTTGCGTTAATTCGGCTTCAAGGTTTTCTTTTTCGCTCTCATATTTCCCGCTAAACGAAACATTCCCGCGCCAATTTGCAAGTGCATCCATTAATTTATCATTCATTGCTGTTCCTTTCGCTTGCCATTGGCACAGTAAAAATTATCTGGTTCTTTGTCGTAAAGTATAACTATTGGAATTTTCAAATCATCTGCTTTCCATAATGGAAACGAAGATATGATTTTCCATTTGCTAATATTGGCTAATCGGATAAATTCTTTTAATCCATCAACGCTATATGCTTCATATTCTGCATATTTCATTTCTGCTCCTTCCGCTTGCCATTAGCACAATAATAATCTTCATAAATGCTTGGCATGCCAGCTTTGCAAAATATTAAATCGCCGCGTTTTAATGAATATTCGCATTTTTCACATTTCACCGGAGCCGGAACAAGGTCAAGAGTGGGTTGTTGGTCTATAAGCCCTATAGCACCCATCAATGTACCCGACATTTTAGGAAAATGTTCATCCATAAGTTCATCAGAGCGCTTTTGCAAAACTGTGATTAGCGCTGACTTGCTGATATAATCACTCGGCATTGTTATCATCCTTTCCATCCATATCCGCCCCACATGAAGGACAATATTCGGTTGATTCATAGTTTTCATCACCGCATGCAGAACAAAAGTAACTATTATTTATAATTTTCCAATGTGCATGTTTCACTTCCACCAGTTCGCCCGCCGCGAGTTTGCGCATGACGGCGGAGGCATATCTCCGTGATTCTGCTATTTTGATAATGGAATATTTGCCTGAGTTTAACAGAACTTCCGCACATTCCTGCGGTGTCATTTCATTCATGGTCTGCCCTCCTTAAAATATTTTTCAAGGTCTTAACTGTCAATTTCAATCCAAAAATACCCGTCGCAACTATCAAGATGATGCTCACCGCCGATGATGCTGCCATGCGGTTTCATATCGCATTTTCCAGAATATACGCATCTTGAACAGTTAAAATATTTTACTGCTTCATTCACCGCCTTCACCGCAACATCACGCTCAGATTTTAGGGTGGCTATTTCCTCCGGCGTTAATCCGGTATCTTCATAGGCGGCAAGACGGATAATCATATCTTGCAACCGTTCAACCTGTTCCATATTCGGAAGTTTTATATCAAGGTCGAATGTAAGTGCAACGCCTGTTTTGCCGTTGCATTTCTGCGTAAATCTCTTCATGTACATTCCTCCCATTTCAGTGCTTGCCCGCAGTTCGGACAAAAGTTTGGTTTACCTACAACAATTCTTTTGCAATTTGGACAAGCAGGAACACTTAAATCAAGTCTGCCTAATCCTTGTGGAAAATGCTCAGTTATTTTCGCCGTCTGCTTCTCCTGCAGTTTCGCATTTTCGGTTTGTAACCTCTCAACCTCTGCAAGCAGTTTAGTTAATCTCTCAACGCTCATCTTTCATTCCTCCCTCATCAAATATTTAAAAGCCTTTTTGCTCATGCACTCGCACGGTGACAGGTTTTCTTCGTTGACTGCCTTGCATTTCCCGGTAGAAATATTAAATAATTCACAATGTCCACATTTAGGCCATCCACTTTTCTTTTTCATTATTTATCCCTCCCTATATTGTGGTGCTGTCAAGGCCAATTCGCCTTTTTCCGTAACGCCAGCACCCTTTAACATAATTTTCAACCGGTCAACCATGTCGGGGTCTTTCAGCGATTCTTCCATAAATTTTTCTACTTGTTTCATGACCTTGCATATCGGTTCTCCCGTCCAATCGTATACATCATGTAAACTTGCAAGTACAAAAAATATACCTGCGTCAACGCCCTTACTATAGGCATTTTTTAGCAATTCATTGACTTCATGACATTGCTTCGTGGTTAATTGAATATGTGCTTTCATGTTTCCATCTCTTTCCGCAAATCAGCTTTGATGTAATAATTGCGGTCATACAATTTGCAAAGCCGTTCACATTCACGTCCGAACTCGCCCCAATTAATGTTGGATGGATAATAATTTAGCTTGCCAATCTTGAAAAAGTCAATAGGCCAGTCACTACATATAAGATGCTGAATATTTGTAGCGTCCAAAACAGGTTCACATGACACCCATGTTTTTATGCCTTTTTTGTGTGCCATTTGGATGGTTTCAAGGCGTTCACACCATGACGGCGCATTTGGTTCCGACTTTTCATTATGAAACTCACCCGTAATAGTCACACCGAAAGAATCCC